TTTTTTACTGCCATGTTCATAACAATAGAAGGAATTGACAAGATTGGCAAAAGCACAGTAGCTCAAGGTCTGCAAAGAAAGTTTTCTCAATACTCGGACAACAGCATTGTGTTAACTCATGAGCCATTTAATTTCAATGGATTATCAAACTTTCTGAAAAAATACCAACTATCCAGTAAAGTTGAAATATTAATTCAGACCGCTGCTCGCATTGAGCACGCTACTCGGCTGATTAATCCAGCTATTAGCTCGGGATCGATCGTAATATGTGATCGTTTCATTGACTCAACTATTGTGTATCAAGGCATTTGCTGTTGTGATGGCATTAGCGATCTTGCTGCTAAGCATGAGCTTAACAACATTTTAACTGGTTTTGTTTTTTGTGATAATGCTAGATATCTTCTAGGACAGGCATTGTCTCATCTGTTAAATGAGCATTACGATGAACATGTTTTTTCTTCATCTGAGCATATGAACAGTATTGATAGTTCATTATTTACTGATGATTTAGTTAATGACATTATTAATTTGCACCAAAAATATGTTCCATGTTATCCGCATGTGACAATTCTTCTTCAGCCAGATGATGAGAACGTCTTTTTATCGGAAGAGAGCAATGAGAAATACCTCGATCGCTATGAGGAGATCCCATTTAGTCATAAAAAAAATATTATAGCTGGCTACAAACATATTTTTTGTAATGAGTTAGGATTGCATGGCAGATTTCTAGGAAATCGTCGCAGATTTTCCCGATTTTTTCGTACAGGAACGGAAAGCGTCGCCCATATGGTTGATGATATTTTTAATTTTTTAACCTACAGTTGACATATTATTAAAATATGCCAATATGTTAAAAGTTAATAGTACTAAAACACCATGACCGCTAGTGAATTAGGTGAAGGAAACACCGAAAAAAACGAAGATTCAGCTTACAAAGAAATCAGTGCTAAAATCAATGCAATCAAGGAAAAGCTTGAAGACAATGATGCTAAAGCAAAGCAAGAAACCACTGCTCCAGCAGCCCAAAATACAGATATCTTGGCAAAACTAGAGCAGCATTTTGTTGCTATTGATGAAAAATTAGCAGAAATTAACAAAAAGCAATCTGCTTACGATGTCGGTTCTGCACAAGTCTCTGCTGCAGAGGCCAAAGAAAAGATTGATTTAAGCAAAATGTCAACAGCAGAACGCGTTAAATATTTTTTTGAACAATATTCAAGGGAGGGACAACAATAATGGTTGGTAGCGTCTATATACCGGATACTCATCCGATCGATACTTGCAATAAGGTGGCATGCGACACATTCAGGTCAGGTGATTATTTTCTTGTTAATAGGGTAATGGAAAATTCTCCATTGCTTAAGGCAGTTACAGTTAATGTGGTTACTGACAATACACTGAAGTCAGCTAGTATTGGTGCAGTCGAATTCAGAGATGTTAGTGTAAAGGAATCATCATACAGGCCTCAACCTGTTGCTGCTGTAGGAAGACAAGCACTACTTAGAGAACTAGATCTCTCTGTAGAGATGCAAGAATCACATTTAATTAATAGTGATCTGTTAAATCTCAACAATCTAATAACAACCATGAACAGGCTAACATCTAGAATCAAAGCATCGTTTTATAGGAATGTTGATCGTATCATCTATGAGGCTATGGAAGCTTCTTTTTCCGAGGTCTCAGCCGCCAGTGGCTCATTTGAAACACGAACAGCCACAGATGATGACATCCCCGTGGTTGATGCCTCTGCTGGGTTTACTTTTGCCACACTTAGTGAGATTACTGTTCAGCTCAATAAAATGGACTATAAAGGATCCGGCCAAATGATTCTGCTTCCATTAGAAGCATTTTGTCAGTTAAGGGACTCTGCCAAAACATTTCCCGGTATGGCAGTACAGTTACATGAAGTCAGCTCTCCTGTGCCATATGGTGGACTTGGATTTAAGTTTAATGATGTGATGTTTTACACACCATTTGGACAGCCATCATACTTCCGTGCCCGTGATTACAATGGGTCCAACTATACTATTGGTTACGCCTTTGCTCCAGAAGAAAGTATTGATTTTGGTTACAGATCGCACAAACCATTTTTTGCCCCTCCCGGATCCAGTCCAATACTAAATCCATCCATGGTTGAGATTCGTGCTGGGCCATTGTCATATGATAGAAAGAATGGTATTTTCCTTGCAGCAAGTACCTACTTGAGTGCATTGAGAATTCCAAATCCAGTGGTAGTGAAGATATTGTTCAACAGTTCATTTGCCTCACCAGCCTCATCTTCACCAGCTCCACCTCCACCAGCACCACCTTCACCTAAACCAGCAAGGAGTAGATAATGACAGATTTCACCGTAAGCAATGAAAATCAAATTGAAAATGTTAGATCATCAGTCAGTAGTGCAGCTGTTACCATTGCTGCTGGTGCAGATATTAATGCTGCACCAATTCCATTGTTTTCATCGCTAACAAACAATACAAAACTAATAAGATTGCAAATGATGTCTAGTGCCGTAGTAGCAGGAGCAACAAAGTTTACTTTGGAGCTGCACATTGGTAATCCAGATTCCTGTACAGCAAAAATACTAGACAATATTTTAGCAGCTGACGGTGCCTTTCCCGCAGCAGCACACAAAGTGGAGACTTTAGAATTTGGGGCTAACTGGAATGTTGCACTTGGTTATGTCCTTGATCAATATGCTGAAAAACAAGATTCTGATGGCTATACATTGGTGTTAAGAGCAGATGCTGCTGTGACTAATCAAGTGGTGCTAAAGTTCTTTTTTGAGTCTATGACTGGTCACTACTACAGAATTCCCGGTACGCCCAAAGCCTCTTTTGGTACTACTTATACCAAAGCCAGCTAGTGGTTCATCTCTTATCTGTAGGCTCTGGGCTAGGTAAAGCAGCAATCTGCAAATATGCAGAGCTGCAAATTGGGCAATCAGGTGTGATTCGCACTAGGCCTAATGATTCTAGTCCTGAGGCAACTACTTGCGAAATGTTCTTCCCTATAGTAAGAGATATTGCCATTGATTCATTTCAATGGTCTTTTGTGCCTTATTTGCTGTTTTATAGCAATGCACGAGAGTTTGACAAATACCGTCAGGCAGGATCGATAACATATTATGATGTTAAAGATGAGGACTACCAGAGGTTGAAAATGAGGAGCATTCCCTATTGCGGTGGTAGATTTTTACTGGGATCAGAAGAGGAAACTAAACTATTTCCATCATACTTTACTAATGTGTTAATTTTTGGCTTGGCTAGTAGGCTAGCATCATCTCAAGGAAGCTTCACTACCTCAAGATTTATGGACACCAAATATAAAGAGGCTTTAGCCGAAGCTAGGGTTATTGATGCAGATGATCCATGTGATATTGATGATTGCTACTGGCGGCCCTACCCTCATAAAAATAATCGTGGTTATTGCCGTGACAGAATATGTTAACCAGCTAGGAGATCTCCGACAGTCAACTATTTCTGCTCGTGTGATGGGTTCCCGGGTGGGAACAAATGGTTTTCTCGGAATGCTAAAGTCGCTGGATGTACTGCATCAAGGCACCTCTATCACCATGAGACCGCCAATGAAATTCATTAGCAGAGCCACAAGAAATGAAGCGGGATTTTTCATTCCTATTGCCACACCCAAACAAGCAGAAAAAACATTAATCGCTATTAACCAGACGCAAGGCATTCAGATTGTTAGCGGTAGCACTGTTGCTACAGGAGCAGATGAATTTAGCATTGTTTCTGTGAACAAAGACCTATCAGTGACACTAGATAAAGCACTTCCAGCTGTTTCTGATTCCACAGGAATAATTGTGGCATTTTATGGTAAGCAGCAATTAGAGTTATTCACATATCAACCAACAGCTGTAGCAAACACCTACAACATCAATGCTTTGATTGGAACTGAGCCAGATTATATTAACAAATTTTGGACTTTTAAATTAGCCACAATCACAGTTATCCCCACTTTTGTGCAAAAACCTGTGGACTATGTGTTGACAGAGAAACTGAACTACTTCTTCACAGGCAGTGCTGGCAAGGCCTACAGCATTAGCGATGCTGGCGTTTTTGCTGAACTGGCCATAGTATATCAGGCTGAAGTAGCGACAACCTATCGAAACTTCCTTGTTTTAGGGGCGACAGAAAACAATAAACTGGTACTAAGATTTTCTCGGCAAGAAACATTTACTATTGACAATAGCACACCAAGGCAGATACTTGCAGATGGCTATGGCTCTAGATTTTTCTGGATGAAAAGTTCTTCTAAAGGGCTGTTTTTTGCTACTGATTCTGGTGTTTTTCTCGCTGAGTTCAACAACAGTGCTTCCTTGACCACTATCACTAACATTATTATTTACGACGAGCGAACATCGATACCAGTGAGGCCGTTTCGTTTTAATGGTTATTTATTTTTTGCTGGCTCGGATGCGGATAACATTCTTTACACCTGGTATGAATTCTATAGCTCTGATTTGTCGGTGAAGACCTTGAATACTAAGACTGGCATTTTATCTGGGGAAGTTATTACCAAGATGGATTTAGTCTATTTTCATGCTAATCCTGTGGCACTTGTTTTAACAAAATCAGGCAAACTTTTCACTGTGCATCTGGGCATGGAGCGGGAAAATGTTCTTCTCTCTAGTTATTCGCAGTGGCTAGTTAATTATAGTGTTGATGATTTTATTATTTACAGGAATGAATTTGCTGCTGATGAGGTGATTTTTTCGCTTAATATCAATGGCTATAGCGTTTTTACCAGTATTAAAGCAATGAATGAGCCTCAATTTGAGCTTGACAATCAGCAGCCTTTCCTTGACTTTTATATGGTTTACAATATTGGTAACACTTTCCATGACAAAACAACGCTGCACTGCAATTTTAACAACAATAGTGGTGAAATATTGGCAGATACTGATTTCTTTCGTGCTGATATGGTTGGTGCTGTAATTAAAAATGATTTCTGTAACTTAATGATTCAAAATGTCGAGTCAGCTCGCAGGGCATTGGCAACTAGATTAGCGTTAACAGGCAGTAGGACTGCTAATAACTTTGTTTTAGCTGCTGACGATTATGCCTTAGCATCTAGCACAGTTCAAGGCTTGAATCATCTGCAGATACTCAAGAATCCCATTGCAGTAGTTAATAAACAGACATATGCACTGAATGCTAGTGGTGTTCGTGGTGAATTTTCACTAGGGACCTTAGCAGATGTTGCAATTTGCGGTTTTTCCTATAGGATGGAGATAGTAACAATTCCGCCATGTACAGAACTAAACAGTTTAGATGTTTCATATAACATTTCTGTTCGAATTCAGCACATTGGCTACCAACTACCTGATCTTTCAGTTAGTGATGGCAATGTTGTCGCTAGTGAAGGAATTGAGACCAAGCCTGCAAATCTTAATCTTAGGTATGATGATGGAGAGATTTTTATTAAAATTTTTGATGCTGCTGTGCCAACCAGTCGAACTAGTGGTCCGCTTGTTCGAATCAGTGCAAGGAGCCCTTACCCGCCGTACATTAGTGCAATCGCCATTGGTTTCAACAAGGAAGAGGGTTAAAAAATGACTATCGTTGCGACAACACCACCTAGAAATGAGATTAAAGGAGATGGCAATAGCATCTATACCTTTACCTTTAAGGCTTTTGTTCAGAAACCATCTGCAGGTGGGTCTTCTGATATTTATTCGGTACGGGTTTTCCTCAGAGATGGCCTCACAGGTGATCCAATTATTCAAATTCAGAACACTGACTACACAGTTAAAAACCTACAGGCTGAGACTGGACAGATTGAATTCATTAATAAGACAATCCCAGCAACACAGTATGTAATCATCGAGTCAGAACTACCGTATACCCAAGAGATAGATTTTCCAACTAACGCGGCAGTAGCACCAACAAATGTACAGAGTGCTGTGGATAGACTAGCAATGGCTATTAAGCAGTTAGAGGACCTAGTGTCAACTAAGCTTGGTTTTCCTTACCCGCCTGCAATTACTGATCTGCAGATCAATGTTGATCACAATATTGTCAAAGATGCCCCAGTATTTTTTGAGCAAAACCCTAGCAAACCAACTGAATTTACGTTAAAAGCTGGTGATTTTACTATTGCTGAGCTGAAAGTTTTAAAAGATGATATTGATGCTGCTAAAGTGGCTGCAGAAGCTGCTAAAGTAGCTGCAGAGCAATCTGCAACTAATGCTGCATCGTCTGCTCAACAAGCGGCCAATGCTGCTGCTCAAACAGCCACTAACGCTGCCCAAGTTGCACAATCATTGATTGATATATCCAAAGTTGTTGCTGATGGAAAGGCAGATATTCTGCAGCTTGTCTCTGATGGAACCACATCACTTAGTAAAATTATTACAGATGGTACGGCTTCATTGAATAAAATAGTTTCTGATGCTACTGTTGTCATTGATACAAAAGTAACAGAGGCAAAAGATGCTGCAACAGATGCACAAACATCAGCTGGAGTGGCCAAAACTGAGGCGGACAGAGCCGAAGCGGCTGCTAATGCTTTACCAGATTATGAAGTTGGCTCTGCTGGCGATGTGTTTATTACTGCTGGTGCTGGCACTCCTCCAGTTCGGCAAAAATACATCTCGGGAACAGATTTTTCTAAACTTAATATTGGAGAATTTTTCACAGGAGATGGAGCTGGAAGTGCTGAAAAACAGACCCTCATACCTCTTAGAAACCAAGATATTGCTACCACCAACACAGTAGTCAAGTTTTTTAATGATAATTCTGGAAAGTATCTGCTTGCTTCTAGTTTTGGGGCTGTCTCTAGCCGTGATGTTATTGCTGTTGATTCTACTGCTGAGGGTGGATTAGATCAGAAGCAGGTTAATGAGTTGTTCAACACAAGGTTGAATGCATTAGCACCAACTGGCGAGGCCTACCCATGGGGCAAGAGTGAGACAATTGCTGATTTTATTGTTAGTCAGGATGGTTATCTAATATCTACGGTGGATGATTTTACTGTTTTACCTGACTCAACTAAAGTGCCAACCGTTGCTAATGAGACCGTGGGAAACAGATCTCAGTACACAACTGATGGCAACTATACTATTGCATCTCATATTAACGGTAAGGATTTTTTTGAAAATGACTTTTCTGCTCTGCTGTGTTTGTTCATTGATCCTAATATTAGCACTGGTGACGCGACTATAGTTGCTAATAGCCAATTTTCTATCCGAAAAGTTGGGACAGATATTGTTTATACTGTTGGCAGCGATACTTGGTCGATAGGGTATACCGCCAACACATGGGTATATTACTTACTAGCATCTGATGGGATTGGCACTGTGTCCAATCTCACTGGTGATTATGTTGGTGGGGCTTTGACCATAACTGACAAAGGAGATCAAAGCTTGACCAATCTAGTGACATCAGAGGATTTCAGTCTCACTTTAGAGGATGGCATTAGGATGTCTCGACTGGTCATGATTGACAAGAGAGTTGTGCAAACTGATTTTGAAAAGTTCCTTCGTTTTGTTTTTAATGTTCCTAATGCAGCTTCAGGAGTGCTGCCACCAGCTGTTTCTAATAATGGTTTTGGTCTTGTTACGGACTCCAGCCAATATACCCAAAAACCAGTTGTCTACAGTAAATCATTTCCTAATGACTGGACAATTGACTGGGGGGTGGATACTTCTTCACCCGGCCTGTTAGACAAAAAAGCAGTTGTTTTTAAGGCAGATGTTCCCAACAAAACACTAACAGTTGAGCCCGGTGATTCTGGTTCAGGGATTAAAAACTTCCCCCTTGATTTCATTACCAATCCCCCTGCTGGAGCCACTTTTGTTTCAAACATTGATGGCACAGCTATGGCTGATGGGACTAAGTTTAATTTAACTGTCACGAAAAATGGTACGGTCTTTACATTTGATATTGAAGAGGAAAAAATGATCAGAAAAGTATTAACTAGCCAGCTGCCCACAATACCAGCAGCTGCACCGGTGAAAGTTGCGGACATTGATGATAAGGTGGTCACTCGTAGCATTGAATTCATTTCTGACAATAATGATGTTGGTGCTATTAGAATAGGATCTTTGGCAGATCTGACTGCTGATCGCACCAGTGGAGTTTTGCTTGAAGAGGGTATTTTGTTATCTTTTGACCAGAACCAGGAGCTTTACGCAATCAGCAGCTCGGCAACCACTGATGTTGATGGTGATTTGGTGCTTATTGAAGAGACTCTAGAATAGTATGACTAAAGCATTGTCGACAGCTATGGCATACAATGTTAATGGTCTAGTGTTTTTGCTTGACGATGGATCAGTTATCAGGATGAATGATGGTGTGTATGAGATAATTCAGTTAAAACAAGATATTATTGATGCCATTAATGAACCAGATGAATTAGCTATGAGGTTTGATATTGCGGAGCTGCAGGATGAGCTTAACCATGATGCTGCAATTTTTCAACTTAGTCAGGATGTGAAAAAATGTTTTCCAATTAAGCAGGAGGGAAAAAATGGTTGAATTTTCTAAAATTAAATCTGATTTAGGTTCGGTCGCCTATATTGAGGACAGTGCTGATCTAAATAAAGTTCCATTAAGTGCTGTTGATGCTGGTGGATTTTTTTACTGGAAAGCTGCTAATAACATGACTCCAGAGCTATCTAGTGCCGATATTGGCAAAGCATATGGGATCACAACTGTTGATGCATCAGGGGCTGTGACATTTGGTGGCGTGGATGCATTCCTATTAGATGATGCCACTGCTTCAATCATTAACCAAGCCGGAATTATCGAGCCTCCTACATTATCAATCACTGGAACCAATACTATTAATGTTGGTCCATTTAAAGCTGTGTTTTTTGATCAACCAGCTGGAGCTGTCGGCAATGTTAGGAGAGTTGTTGATAGTCCAGTGCAACAGACAATTACTATTAACGCTGTTGGATCTAGTAACCAAGATGTCACATATTTAAAATTTCTTCCTAGTGGTTCTTTTGCCCAAGAAACAGACGATCCTACTGCTGACCGGATCATTGAAGACAATTACATCGTCAGAATACTACACCCAAATGGAGGAAAAATTGTTGGATTATCGCCAGTATCTACTGTATATTCGAATCCACAGCAAAATCTTCAGCAGTATTCTAGTAGGATTGGTATTGATGGCAACGATATTTTATTTTCCATATCTAATAATTCTCTGCGTCAAACTGGTGCTAACGCTCGCATTTTTGGCTACAATATCGCTGATGGTTCTGGGACTGGTAATCGTTCTCTGCGTACTATTGCTGTAGAGGATATCACGGCAGATTACTACAGTTTTGATAGTACGGAGCAGACTACGTTTTCCGATTTAAGAAGAACATACAAGCTGGATGATCCAGCAGCTGGGACGTCTTCAGCATTAGCTAATTTTGGTATCATTGCAGTTTACATTTTAGCAAGTGGTAGTTATTATTATCTGGCACCCCAGAAGAATTATTCAACGGCTGCTTTAGCGAGAAGCGATTTGTTGTTTTATTTGACTGGCACTGTTGTTCCAGATTTTTTATCATCCAGCTTTGCAGCTTTGCTTGGAGCAATAGTGGTGCCAGCTACTGTCACCGATGCTAACATCTCAACTGTCCTAACGACCACCATTTCTAACATATCTCTAGCATCGTCTGGCGGTGGTGTTCAAACCCTGACCATTGATCCATCTACTGGAACCAACGATGATGTAGTTGGAACTAATGGCACCAATTTCATCTTGAGAAAAGAAAATGCTTTTAATGTTACTGGCGGCAATGAAGGTGATGTCTTGGTGAAAAGAGGAACCAGCTTTGCAGTTGAGCCTATTGCCAATCAGGGTGTTCCTAGATTTAATTTGGGAACTGATCGGGGTGGATTTGTTAAACTTGATGTTTCTAATGGTGCTATTGTTAGCTCTAATGGTGATATAGCTAGTGATTTTTCATCTGCCATCATTAGGCAGGTTAATGATGCATATTACATCTCATTAATTTCAATATCCACAACCAAAATACCAGTATGGATTTCATCATATGTGCTGAATACTGATGGCAACATGATGCCAGTGACTCCAACTGCTGACATTAGTATTGATTTCATTGTGCCTGTTGTCTTAACACCTGCTCAGCCAGAATTTCTGTTAAGATATATACTAGTTAATAAAAGCTAACCCTACCTTTTGTAAAACCTGTATATACAATATCCATTTAAAATATTAGCTTTAAGAAAATCCATGCTTACATTGTTTCCTTGGATGTTGATTGAGCTATGCTCTAGCTCATTAACGCTGTAGTTCCTAGCAATGGTGAATGTGCTGGCTGCTGCTATTTTAGATGCAGTGGATGGCTGAATACCTCTAAGATCGCTGGTGAAAACAGCATTATTACTGCCGTTGTCATAGGAATAGACCCCATAAAAGTGATTGAACAATGGTTCATCTAATGGTATTTGCTGACTGTTTTTCTTCTGGGCTTTTAGTATTATTTTTTGAAAAAAATTAGTAATTGTGTAAGGTTGACTAGAGGAGATGTTCTGATATTTGAAAAAGAACTCCACCTCTAATACATACTGTGCATTTTTAGTTCCTAGGTGGGGATCCAAAGACTGCTTGAAATAGAACACTGGTGAGGCGTAATCTGTTGCGAAACCAACGTATCTGTTAGTCACCTCTAATGATCCTCTGCTGGGCAAACCACTTAAGAAGCTATAGTATGTAGTTTTTGTTTTGTCTAGTGATGGGATGTTAGTCTCAACAATGTTTCCCAATCCACCGCCATTCCTAGGGTCTGTTATTGGAATTTTGCCGCTCACTGCATAGTAATAATCACCACTAGCTACTGCACCAGAAAAATGTCTAGTGAACAAAAGTCCATTATTAGTTGCAATCACTCCATCTGAATCACTTGGAAGTTGATTAATGCTTTGTCTCCATTCATATTGTCCGTTTCTAATGCCTAATACAGCAGTGTTTGGATCACCAGTTAGCTCATCCGCCCTTGGAAGAAGAATCGTTGCTCTATTGGCCACCCCAGCTCGTTTTCGTGCAAGTGGATGGATTTCAATATCAGTTAATGCTGTAATATTACCAGCAACAATTAACGCTGCTACTGGAGCAAAGCCATTAATAAGTTTGGGGAAAGTGCTGTTAGCAAAGCCCAACAAAACATCTGAGAAGGTGGGTTTAGTTGTGTATGTTATTTGTGGTAGCACTAGTGAGAACACATCACCAGATCTAACATTGGCAAAAACATACCATATAACATAAGCAGAGCCGCTGATGGCTTGTTCTGAGCCGCTTACAGGTTTAAAAAACTTAAAATCGTCAACTGTTAACGTACTAAGCTCTCTCAAATAAGAACTATCATCAAAGATATCAAGTGCCACACCTTCTTTTTTAGGTAAAACAAATGATCTTCCTAGGCCGGTTAAGACACCACCAAATGAATTAAACTTATCTGCACCGAAAGAAAAGCCAAATCCATTAGAAACCAAGCCAATTTCTTGCGTGACAAGGTCAAAGTTGGCTCTGCCTTGATCTAAATTTTGGCCGCCATAAAGCAAATGCTTGAGACTAGAGCCGTCCGCAATTAATGCTGTGATTAGTATTTGTTGTGCTGTGGGGGGAGTTGTAGATATTGAGGCTGTAGCATTATCATCCAATACAATATATAATAATTCATTAGTATTTGTTGATGGGATAGATAGTGCAGTGCCAGCAAAGTCAACTATTTTCCCATTAACGCGGGCTTTTCCTAAGGAAAGTTCAATTTCTGTGATGGTCATTGTTTTGGTTGGCACTATTCCAGAGATGATGCCATTACTGGCAAGACTTTGAACCCCATCATCGTTAGCCACAGTTGGTGCTAAATCAACTTGTCCATTGTTATTGTAAAGCACATCACCAGCCAATCCTGTGATTTTGGCAGTTGCTGGTGCTGGAGCAACTGTGTAAAAAGTACTGCTGACTGTCATTAGGGTTTGGTCTAGTGCGGTTGGTTGTGGTATTTTGGTGCTGTATGACATTATTGATTAACAATTAATTGTTTCCTTCATACTAATTGTTTAGTATATGGTATTCCAGTTAAATATTTTCAGCATGCATTCTAGATATTACAGACGAAACTACATGCATTACCCCCGAGAATCATTCCAATTGAAATTCTTATAGGGATTGTTATCGATGAAACTTTGCTGAACATCCTTAAACGAAGTGGCTCTGGATCTAATTAACTGTTCCGAACTAAACAACATTTTATGTTCAACTAGGTGTTCGTCAAAAGCCGAAATAGTGTCAGCCAATGTCTTAAACCAAGCATCGCTGTACTGCAGTTTGCACGCCATCCATAGGCGGCATGACTTAATATCGTAGTTCTTCACAGTTATTATGTTGACATACATTGGGAGTTTGAGGCAGCAGTCGCTCCGCAGATCATCTAACATGCTTGCCTCTGTCTCTGGTTGATATTCATTGTCATGGTGTAGCTCAGGATTCTTTGTTGAATTCAGTATTTCATAATATGGATAAAGAAAATCACAGAAAGAAGATGGGCTGCTGGTTAAAATTCTTATTCTTTTTGGGGTGAAGTCAATGGTGTTGTATTGATTGGTGTATTTGCTGCTTTTGGCGAATTGGAGTTTGTCCCTCTCTCGCTGATACATTGCGTGCATCCTTGTCACGAATCTGTTCATTTTTTTTCCAAATCTTTGAATTGACATAAGATATTTGATCAGTAATTTTCTTTTAACTAGATATTCCATTTTGGTGTGTTTTTTTTAGTATATTTTCCACTGAAACATGTTATTTTTCCTTGGTCAAGGTTTTTTTTACTTTTTTTTAAGTTGGTGCTAGCATGAAAAAAAAGAGTGTTAAACATGACAAGACATCCCGAATTCACAGCCGAAAACCAAGTTGTTAAGTTGACATCTGTGGATGTTCATTTCACTACAGAAACGAACAAATTTTTAAACCCATACAGTGCTGATTTGGCTACTGGTGATCTCCTGACAACTGATCTTGATTTTGTCAAAGTACTAGATTCATCTATTGAAGAGCTGAAATCATTGTCAGCTGATGGTATTCTTAGTGGTTTGGGCGTGACTTTAGCCACTGGCCTAGAAGTTATAGTATCTGCTGGTGCTATTTGGTCTAGAGATCACGGCACTAAGGATATTGCTGGATCCACTATTACCATTACCCCAGCTGAGCAAGATAGTGAATTTCTTAGTACTATAGTTGTTGACAAATCAACTGGAGTTATCTCTACTAAGAAATTTGGCAAACCAACAGTTGATGAGATTTTAATCTGTGACGTTAAAGCCGATCCAGATCCTAAGTTTGTTAATAGCACTTTTCCTAACAGTTCTGTGCAAGCATTTTATTTGAATAGGAGATCTCAACTAACTGATGCACTGGCCAAAGCTGAATCTTTGCTTTGGATTATTGGTTATTGGTATGATGGCGTTTCATTTAAAAAAAATAAAACTAATGGGTTTGCTACCGATGGTGGTAAATTGTTTTACGGGGCGAGAAAAGTGATGGATGTGCCTGCTGCAGGTACATTGCCTGTAACTGTCTACAACCATGAGGGAGCGGAAGAGGTAAAAACAACTTTTGATGCAAACTTTTTAAAACAAGTTTGGCTACCCACAGACCAGGCACCTAGGGCTCTTGCTAAGGATGAGCAAGTATTTTGGTATATCTACCTACTTTCCAATGGCACTTTCGCCATGATATACCCACAAAAGGTAGGTTCAGATAATAATATAGATAATAGGGTTTTGGATGCTAATATTCTTGCTGTCGAACAAAGCTTACTACTTCCTGTTGGCTCTGATAGGTTTAGCACTATTATTGCTGTGTTGGTTGTTAATGAAGACAACAATAATTTTGCAGATACAACACTATTTCAATTACGCCAAAGCTTAAGTAGGGGTGGTGGTACTGCTGTGATTCCTGATGCTCCTGTGGTAATTCCTGTGCCCACTGCTACTAATGCTAGTGAAGATGTGTTAGTAGATAGTGCCAAACATTTGAGCACTGAGCCAGGTTTTGAAAATATTTCGAAGAAGCCGGGAATAGTGGCATACTTTCCTGATGGTGGGTATGCAAATTTTAGTAATCAACCTAAGAATACTAATATTTATACTGTTGTTGGCAAACTTGAAACAGTTTTTCGTGATAGCCGTAATCAAGTACGTTACAAAATAAATATTGTAGAGGCTGACACCAATATTCCCAATGTCTCTGGAACATTTAACATTGGATGGTCAAGTCCAATCGATGCCATATATCAGGGTGAATTGAGGGCTATTCTTATAGATGGTAGTAAAAGCTTTTTTGATGCCATAGCCGCCAATCTTCCTGACTTTACTAGTTTTAAAGACCAGCTTGACCCTGAAAAAATGAAATACATGATTGTCCTGCATTTTGGTGATGGCATGCAAATACAAGTTAGTACAGTTGACCTTACTCAGCCACTGTCTATTTCTGACATTGACATGGTAAAAGCAAGGTTAAAGGAGATACCTAGTGAGCTTAAAAACGCCACAACTAGTGCTAATTTTTTCCCAAAATTTAAATACCCCCTTAATGCAGTCGTTGATGGATCAGGGGCGCTTGATACAATTGTATTTAGGATGCGTGATAATGCAGTAGAAGACTACAACGATGTATTTTCGCAAGGGAAAAGAGATTTTTATAGGATACATGTGTTGTCCGATGAAGACATAGGGAGCATTGCTGGCAATGTGGAAGATCTCGGCAACAAAAAAGCAAGAGGTTTTTACTATCCATCGTATGATTATAATTTTCCCGTCAATGCTGGTAATATTTTTTATATAAGCTTTATCAAGCTAAACTAGCCTATAGAATACAAAAATTTTCTGACTGCCGGTCTCCGACGCCTTCTGTATAAAATTAACACTACCCCTAGCTCCAATAGTACCGCTTATTGTGCTTGCTGTTGCTACGAAAGAAGAGGTAGATTGACTATAAGTGACAGGTTTAATGGTCTTGTAGGCGGTTGATAGGATGACAGAAGTAACGCCACTGGTGGTAGTAGTAAAAGTAGCAGTAGCTAGATCAGAAGATGTATCTCTACTATATTTCATAGTGACTTTATCAGTGACAAAATCAAGCCCATAGTTAGAAACTACCCCAGTTACAACGTCAACAATGGCCACACCAACCCTAATGTTATTTCCTTGAAATGCAAGGTTATTGCTTGTGGCAATATCGGCAACCTTAAAAGTTCCATCAGCATTGCGTTGCAACACACTAGCAGGCGTGGCACCAGCAGTATCAATGCTAGGCTCTGGCTTGTATTCTAAAGCGTTGCCAGCACTATTGACCACCAGTCTATCGCCAGGATTTGCAGTAGATGGATCAGGAACTACAGCACCACCAGCACCAGCACCAGCACTAGCCCCACCAAAACCAACATCCGGCGTGGTATATACCACAACATCAGTATTGTTAGCAGCCACTGTTCTAGGCACTATGATCGAAGCAACCAGCTTAAAGAATTCATCTAGTTCTTTGGGTCTTGTCACTTGGGATGGATATAGCAATATATTAGCCAAAGCATCGTCAGCATTATCAAACTCTTCTTGCGGGGCAAGTATAGCATATTCACCACTAACACTAGCGAATAATAATAGTATAGCAAAATTTCCAGCGCTAATGTTGCTACTGGTGTTGTTGGCTGGATCATCTATTTTATATGTTTTAAGTAGGGTGGTAAACATACCGGCTTCGGCTGAGTCGAACGATAAATATCTGCCTTGGACAGAGGCTACCAAGAACTCTCTGTAGCCAAACTCACCCACTCCATAGCCAAAGACTCTAGCTACGTTACTAGTCTGATTAAGCACGCCAGTGGCAGCCGCGTAGGAAAAGCCAAAACCACTGCTGCTAATACCCAAAGCATTGCCCAATGCCCTCATTCTGGTTTGAATTACATCGTAGGGCTTGTAGATAGGCTTAACACCAACAATATTTCCTCCTTCTGGATGATCGACTTCAGCAATGAAATTTCGAGTAAGTGTGTCAATATCGCTAGGGCGGGATGTTGTCTGGCTATAGCTCCCATCACTAAGTATTTCCACCCATGTGACATCATCTGTATTCTGTCCAGCAGCAGCAATGGTTAATGCCTCTTGTGATTTATCAAAAATTATTCTGGCATTAGTAGCAGAATCATAAAAAACAGCTTTATATGCTGGAATAGTGATCACTAAATTGGAGTATGTGATGGCTAAATCGCCAATAATACCACTTTGATTAACCAAAGATAGTGTACCATCATCTGCCGGAATGAATGGCTGTGCTTTGTGCGTCGCTGTTTTCTGAGTGGCATCGATAGTATCTACAACCAAAGCATCTCCAGACTGGAGTGCACTGACCTCTGGTGTTGGATCTGGCTTCCATTTACCATCATCTGCACCATCACTAGCCCAAATACTTGCATCTGTGCTGGGATTAGCTGGACTGCTAGGAATTTCCTTTCCAGATATGTTTACTTGTGTTGGTTTGATTTGTGATATTTTTGCCACACTAGCCCCCTAATTTGCTACGATTAATGAGAAATTCTGCTGCCTTAACTACCCCTCTGCTCAGATCAGCAAAAGAATCAGTTAAGCCTGGATTAGCCACTCTGCGACTGTAGGTATTAGCATTGAGCGAATTCCCTCGCAAAGAAAACTCATCATCAAGATCGTCAAAAGCCGTTGAACCACGTCGCTGAAAAGCATTAATGCCAGCAGCTCTAAGCCGCCTTTCTCGGTTTAAAAGCTCTTCTTGTGCCACCAGCTCATTACGCAATAAAACTTTTCTCCTGCTGTTTTCTCTGCTGTTTCTACAAGCACCAAAACCAGCTGCAGCTATTGATGCTAGGGCTGCAAAAGCAAATAACGCCATGGTTAAATATTCCAATTAATATAACCCACTTGACCATAGCTAGTCTTTAGTGTCAATATGGAGTTTTGTTTCTAATGGTTTTTTCATGGTTGATGAGCTGCTGAACAGTCTGGCAAATCTAGCGGGCGTGATCGGAAAATACGATGCAGAGCGGAAAAATGCTCGGTTGGCAAAATTCGTTGAAGACCAGTATTTGCAGTTGGATCAGGATATTGTGGCATCTGACCTGACTACTGAAAATTTTGATAAAACTGTAAACAGTATCTCCAATACCCTGAGAGGCAGGATACACGAGCAGAATCTTTCCATTAGTAGTAGTCAATTTGACGATCTAACAAGAGGAGTGAAAAACAGCTTGTTGAAAAAAAGACAAGCAATCACCGATAGTCCAAGCGACAGTGCTACAGCCGCTTTCAACAGTCATGTAGTGGAATTAGCCAACCAATTTAACAAGAATCAAATATCTCCTGATGTCTTAGTTGGAATTTTAGAAAACGACTTAACTAACCTAGAACAATTAATCCCTAGGTCAAAGGCCTTGAGTATCAGGGCTAATGCTACGAATGATTTAGTTAAAAACATCATTGTTAACAATGCTTTACCGGTTGAAGATATTCAGGCAATGACTCAAGAGATGATCGACCGGGGGATTTTAACATTAGCCGATGGAACCAGACTACAATCTGCATTAAAGCAAAGCAGCGAAGGTGGTGCAGAGAGAGATATTAATCTAAACAGGGCATTGGATGCGGCTATTGCCGGGAGACAGCCCAATAATCTAGAGCTGGCAAACCCACAAGTTGCACTAACATATGATGTAGTTAAGTCTTTTCGCCGTGCAACACCAGCTGAGCTTAATGAGTACATTAAAAACGCTAAAGACCCTGAAATTGCTAGTATTTTAACGGAAAGAAAAAATTATGTTGAGCAGCAAATTGGTATTGATTCGGCTCAGTTTTTAATCGATCAGAATATTGTTCGGGATGAATCAATTAATTTTTTAGATGAAAACAGCATTGCAAACGGCATGGCTCAGGCTACTAGCAATTATAATTTAGCACGGCAGTATGGACCGCCAACAACACTACTAAGCAAAAACAACACTAATACTCTGGCTAGATTAGCAGCAAACATGGACTCTAATGAAAAGATGCAGCTAGTTAATAGAATTAAGCAAGGTAGTGCACCGCAGAGATTGAGTGGCTGTTGTACCAACATCTGCCCACGGAAATCAGAGGCGTTTACGGCTGGTCCCGCACTGCTGAATCATATCAAGGCAATGCTGAGGCATTAATGTCGAGGTCGATGACTGTGGGGCAGCTGACACCGGACATTACTAAGTCTACAGCCACAGGGGTTGCGACAATAAATTCTGCCTATGCTTTCGCCCCTATTGTCGGTGATGCCATGGCTCAGCAATACAGGAGTATGTATGCTGTTAATGCTGGTGATGCAAAGAGATTCCTAGACCGTACATTTAAGGATGGCTATTCAGCTCCTCGGGTGCCAAAAAACAAAAATCCTAACAACACTATCTCCAATGCCCTGACTAGCAACACCCAGACACTGCCAGATGCTATTTCTAGTTTGGGCTTAGAAGGGGTTCGTGAGCTGTTCGGCACGAAAGATATTTACATTAACATTGCGGGCAATCCAATCCCATTAACACAATCCTTTTTTAAAGCTGAGAAATTTTATTATTTTACGAGCCAGATAGTTCCGGTAAATATATCACCCAATAGCTGGAAACTACTCTACAGTGGCAGTACATTGACGGGTTTTGTTTCTGATATTGCTGGTAATGAGCTAATTGTGAAAAAGAGTGATTACCAGCGTATGTCGAGTATTATAGCCAAACAAAGAGGCATAAATTGACCTTATTTGACACTACGCAAGTTTCTCGGGATGTTGCATTTGCCACTGATGGCAAGCCTGTTGAGCAAGCTAAAAAACTAATAGTTGAAAAGTCAAACCTAATACCAACTACAGGTTATCTTGATTATCTGCAGAAAAATGAACTGCTGTTTTCCGAGGTCATGGATGGTGAGTTTAATATTTCACTAACCAACAATAAGATCGCCCAAGACAACATACTCAGGCGGTTGGCTATCCAACAAGTAAACAATGAGCGGAAACTACTGTCTGTCGGGATTGAAGTGCCAGAAGAAGTCTACTTGCTGGGCAATATTCATCCAGAACGACTGGCTGCAGTAGATACTAAAGTTGATGAGTACAATAGACTGATTGCCGGGACGTCTGAGCCACTCATGCAATCTTCTGCTGAAATTAGGGCACAGATTCTTGCAACATCGCAAATTGATCCTCGGTTTGCTGATCAGTCTTTTTTAACGCGTGCCATTACAAACGCAGGCCCCATGCTCTTGTCCCATGCCATGAATCATCCATTGCAGTTTACTATTAGTATTCTTGGCTCAACTGCTGTCGGTATTGGAGCTGCTGCTGGTTTAACTGCTCTAGCTGTTCCTGCTGCTGCTGCTTCATTCATAACCTCAGCTGGTTTCATTGGCTACAATGTTGTTGAGTCTGTGTTAAAGCAGAAGAATTCCAATGAACGTGGATTAATTAAAGTTTTTGAGCTTGATCCAGTGGATCTAAAAGAAACAGCACTATCTGCTGGTGCCGATAATCTAGCAATAGAACTACTTTTAAAGGGAGTTGGTATTGGTGTGCCCTTTGCCCTAAGGAAAGTAGGTGGTGTTTACCAATGGTCACGCAGTGGTGCTCGTAGCATTGTTGATGGTATGGGGGCGGCTGAGCGGGCTGAAGTGATCTCCTCAATCCGCTCAACACCAGTAAGCACGGCATTTGATGGGGCTGAATCTGAGTTATTGGTAAAAAACTATGCCAATGCTCGTTTTCGTGGTGACGATGCTGCTGCTGAGGAGATTGCTAAGACACCCAGCGGTTATGTCACCAACACTGAGAATTTTAATAATATGGTCAAGGCAGAGGCACCCAAAAACACTGGGATCACTGCTAACACGCAGCTTGAGGCAGCAAGCAATTTAATTGACTATACACAGGCCGAGAGAATTGGCTTTGATGACTACATTAACACAACAAGAGGAAGCAATGGAGAAGTTTCAGGAGCCAGCACTTACAATCGACTTGTTGGAGATGGAGCTAGCACAGATGGCGGATTTTTACAATCAATTAACCGAATGGCGAGCCAACCAGCAAACAGTGGAGCTCAAGGACAGCTCGCTGGAGAATTAGCAGAGCAGCAGTTCAGGCATAGCTACGATCAGGTGTTCGAACATGTTGTTAGCCAGCCTAGAGGGGAATTCATCCAGAGCTCTCTGGCTACTGCTATTAAACGCTTATGGCAGGCTGAGGTAGATGCTCCACCACCTAGCACTGCTATTTCTGCAGAGCAGATTTTCTCCTTTAAAACAGAAGAAAAAATTAGAGCAGCTGCCAATTACAACAAAAAGGTTGCTGAGCTTTCCACATGGGAAACGCTCTTGCGAGCTGGAACAATGACCGGCAAGGAAAACAATCTGTTTTCTGGTTTAGATTCTTTGGGAAAAATTAGGAACGTCTACAACGCCACCATGGAGCTGGTTGAATCGCAGAGTGTACAGCCGGTAGTTAGCGTTTTAGAGGAGGCTCAGCTGAGTCTTGCTAAGCTGCTCAAAGTTGATGAAGGTGTGTTTCAGTTGCCTGCACATGCTGACATCGTGGACGGAGTGATAAATCCAACAGGAAAAAACAGGTATAACTCAAAATCAGCAATCTTTCGTCAAGCCATTAACAAGATTAAGTCTCAAGGCATAGAGAAAGGCCTGTACAGCAAGCTGGACGATGGGTGGTTTCCCAACATGTGGGATAAAGAAAGAATTCGCTCTGTTGGTCAAGCTGAGTTCATTGAGGAAATGATTGGACTAGTGGACGAGTCTAGAATGAGACAAGCCGTCACTGCCAGTGGCAATATCTATAAAAATAGCACGGATTCTCTAGGTAAAATATACAACAACATTGCCGCCGATCAACGGAGGGTGAAGTCTGATGCTAGTGGCACGTTAAGAACATTGCGGGGTGATCGTCTGCTCTTTTTTAAAGATGGTGCATCGTGGTATGCCGCTCATGATCTGTTTGGCTCTGAGGACGTTCCTAGTGCATTCTCTGCATTAAGAAACTTTGCCATTAATGCATCAGATGACATTGTTCAAGCATCTTTTGGTGTTCATTCGCTCGAAGACATCAACACTTTCACCAATGTGCTGCACAATGGACTGGGTAATATGGCAAAGGCTCAAGGATTGAGCATTGACTCAGGAAAATTAGCCAATCTTGAGCTGCAGTTTAAAGAAGCTATGCTGCTGCATAATGGGTATGTTTTGCCCGGCAAATTGGGAAGATTACTGGGATTTTTAAAAAATACAACCCTGAAAGGTATGACTGCTGGGGCTTTCGTCCCTGCTGCTGTTTTAGATCCATTGGGAAATCTGCCTATTGCTGGAACCATGTTTGGACTAGATCGACTAACATCTTATAGATCGGCAAAGACCATTTTAAAAAAAATGACCAAGGCAGAACGAAATGAATGTTTCTTTTTCCTTAAAACAAGCATCAATGCATTAACCACAGAGGTTAATGAGATGTTGAATGGTCCTGGGAAACCGGTTTTTAAAAGCCTAGGCCGAAAAATCTTTAATTCATCACATGATTTAACCAGAAAAATCAGTAATAATAATGAAGTCATGGGAGCGGCCTTGTTTTCTAGGGCGACGCACCTAAACAAAAGCACACCTTGGACCAAATTAAGCATGGATTACAGGGCATTTTTGGAAAGGTTCGGCATTAATAGAGCAGATTGGGACTCTTATAGGAAGAAAAAATCTGTCACTGTTGGTGGGAATATTGATTTAATGTCAGCACGCTACTTGATTAATCAAGGAGACAGAAGTGCTGTTGTTAATAGATTTGCAGTGGCTGAAGTGGGTTCTGCTTTATTCGCAGCACCGAAAAACACTCGGTTAGGAAGAACAGCTAAAGTTCGGACTGGTGCCACAGTTGCCAGCATTGTGCAGTCAGATTTAGTTGAACCGTTTGCAAATGTTGCATATAATAACATCCTAGGACTAGGGAATCTGCAGATTGAACACCTCTACGCTGGTAGGTTTGGTCAGTTTGTTATTAATTCTGCTCATGTTTTGTTTCTAGGCTTATTAGCCGTTGAGGTGAAGAAGTTGCTGCGAGGAGAAAAACCGGCCGTGGACTCCAGATCACTGGCTCTCGCAATGATGTATGCTGGATTTTCTGGTCCTACAGGAGACGCCTTAATTGAACAGTTCATGTTTTCTAGTGGTGGGATTAACCTGTGGGGTTTTGAGCTTCCTGTTGCCGCTGGAGCAAAACTGATTGGAAAAAAAAGGAATGTCTTTTTAGCCCTACATAGGACGATGCGGGCGAAATTACCATTTAACCAAACGTTGGCGGCTAATATTTTGCAAAAATATACAACAGACATTTTATTCGCCTTGCTCGATCCTGAGGGTGCAAAAGCCTACGAGGACAGACTGCAGAAGGATTTCATTGAAGGAAAAACAACAGCGTTAAGCAAGTGGTCACGATCTCCAGTTCTAGCGAGAAGATGAAAAAAGCTTGACCAACAGTAATTACTTACTATAATTCATTTTGTTGTATGTTGCTGAGTTGAAAAATTCAGCATTATAATTTTGAAAACAGCTTTATTATTTCATTTTCGATTATTTTTAAAAAAAAGAATTCACTTTGTTACCCACTTTTGTGGGACTAGATGTAAATCTTTTGTTCAACGACGCGTAGACACAAAGCCGTTGGTTGCAATGGCGTGCGAATGCACATGCGGCAGTTAGTTGAACGCCAGTCGAAGTTAGAGGCCCCCGCTCTCAACAAGGGGGATATCCTGTGTTGAATGTAATTCGTTAATGTTTTGAGATGCATTGATTTGTACAGTGTTAATGTTTTTTAAGCTATGACCATCATGATCCATGAAGGCAGCCGTAGGACTCTCTTTCTTCCATGGGAAGGTCACTTCCCGTGAGGAAACTAGGTTAAAACCAAGTGAAAGCTCTTTTTGTTTCTAAGTAGTCATCGCGTATTAATGGGTCAAGTTCGATTGTATTGATCTTGTTAAGAGTGTTGTGAATGTATCTTAGCGTAGAAATGCCTTGCTGGATTTCCTGTAAGGCAAATTCTATTGTTGAATCAGAAAATTTAAAAACAAAAACTAGGTATGGCTCTGCTGTGCTTTGTACTACATGTATGTAGTCTTTGACTTTAATGTTCTCACAATGCTCCAACAACTTCCCGTAATACGCCATTTGAATGTGGTAATATAGGCGAGCACATGATGCTTCCCATGTTTTTACAGTGATTCCAGCATCTGCTGTAGTCTTGTAATCTATGAGTACTCCATCTTTGCTGTAGGCATCTATTACGCCTCGGTGATGTAGGTCGTCCTCATGGTATTCAAGATGCTTTTCACGAAAAGTATCATCTTGTAAAAGAATGTTTGTTTGTGGCCAGTTCATGTCTTTAATGTATTCATGGAGAGCATTCTTCATGTTTTCAGTTAAGATATGCATTTGTGCTGGAAGGATCATTTTGTCATCGCCTAATGCTGCTAATGCTTTGTAAGCTTTGCCGCTTCTGGTGCCACTATAAAAGTGAAAATCATTCACTTTTTCTGGTTCAAGGATGGTTGCATGAGCCAAAGACCCTAGCTTCATGCTGTCGGTCATTGGTGGTTGGTAACCACGTAGTTTAGCTACTAAACCAGATTGGTTGGCGAGAGCTAAGCGAATAGTGCTGGCACTGACTTTAATCATGAAAAACTCAAAAATAATTTCATTTTAACCTTAAAGTTGATTTTTGAAACAATTAATTTTAAGTTGTTTTCATGGAAAGATAATGTGCATTGTGCTAATGTTAGCTCTAATTAGTTATTTTTTAGCGATTAGCCATGAAAAACAGTATTAACAAAACTATATTAGTAGGCAGGACAGGGAAAGATCCTGTAATCCGCACCATGAACAATGGATCTAAAGTTGCCAATTTTCCTTTGGCAACTAGTGAATCATGGATAGATAAAACTAAAAACGAACGTCGTGAAAAGACTGAGTGGCATAATATAGTTATTTATGGCGATGGATTGGCCAGTATTGCAGAGAAATTCGTTAGAAAGGGCTCAAGATTATATATTGAAGGTGCAATTCAAACACGTAAATGGGTTGATGTTGAGAATAATCAAAGAACTACAATGGAGATTGTACTGCAAGGCTTTAATTCTACATTAGTAATTTTGAATAAGGTGACTTCTGAGGATGGAAACAATGCCGCTGAAGACGATGATGAAGTGCCGTTTTAAGTTACTTTAATTAGATGTCTAGCTATCTTCCTCATTAGCTCCTCGTGGTCCTGTATTTTCGAGACTGTTTGGAAAAATTCTGTCTTGAATTCAGACCCACGAGAGCAAAGAATTAACTCATCTTCAAGCAGCACCCAATCTATGAGCAAATCAGGCGAGTCATCAGTTGGTTTGATTTTTTGCTGCCATCTGTCTATCATAAACTTGTTTAATATTTCATTTAATGAATCTAGGGCATGCGATATTAGTGCCCCTGCTTTAATTTGTCCGAAAATTTGTGCAGGCGTTATTTTTCGTCTAAAGACGAACTCTTCCAGTAAAGGAAGTATTTCAGGAAGCCTTTTAATGCAAGCTTTTTGATGGCGGGACAAAGCAAGGTACAAAATATGGAAAAAATTTTCCCTTCCTGTTGTTGGCGAAGATTCTGGCCGTTTTTCGTGCTTATGACTCCCTCTATAGAAATCTATAAACCTTTCCCGCATGCTGTTTCTAACGATTTTTTGGGCAATCAAGCTCAGCATACTCTCCAGACGCATGTGGTCTGTTCTGGTTGGGTTTTCCGGTAGTTCGGTACCATAAACATAGTTATAAATAAATTCATACATATCCAGTGGCTGTGCTAATATATCTCGAAACTTTGCTTGGTCTTGTAAGGCTAAGGATGCGGCATCCTCTTCTTCAGATAGCGGTACGGCCCAATAGCAGCTAAAAAGTGAGTATTTAACAATCATTCTTTTTGAAAAAAGCTTAAAAATGGCAGACTGACCAGCTGAATCACCATCAAACAAAAAAACAAACTTTTGCTGTCTGTCTTCTAAAATCCTCACATGATCGTCAGTAATGGCAGTGCCCATAGTGGCAATTGCTTTTAATCCTAAGGTATCCATTAAAATAACATCAAAAAACCCTTCAACAACATAGATTGAATCCTTTTTTAATGTTTGTTTGCACCGATGCAATCCGTAAAAACAAGACCCTTTTTTAAATGATTCAGTATTTTTAGTATTAATGTATTTAGGAGTTTGTGTCTCTATGTCTAAATTCCTGCCAGAAAAGGCAATAATGGCACCTGTTTTGTCGTGTATCGGAAAGATGATCCTGTTAGCTAATTGGTTCAAAGCAGTGAGCTGAACAAAATCACTGAATGACTCTCGTGCTTCACTGGTAAGATTGTCTGTGAATTCTTTTAATTTTTCCAGTGAAAAAAAGCCAATAGACCAAAGTTTAATAGCCGTCTGGTCAACTCCTCGCTTTTTTAAATAGTTTAATGCCTCAACATTGTCCAATAGGCTTACCATGAATATCTCTGCCACCTTGGCAAAGAACATTGTCTTTGTGTCAGGCTTGCTGTCAATAATGGTTCCTGTGTCTTTAGCTAAGTACTCTAGTGCTTCATGGTCACTGATTCCCAGCAGTTTGGACAAAAAATCAAATACATCGCCATGTGCATTGCAGCCAAAACAATAGAATTTCCCAAGCTCGTCGCTGACTATGAATGAAGGTGTTTTTTCCTCGTGAAATGGGCACAAACCAAAGAGCCGCCCGCTCCGCTCCGTCAGCCGCACGTGCCCCCCCACCACATCAGAGATTTTAACTTTTTGTTTAATTTCCATGAAAGAGGACATGTTTTCTTATTTATTGGTTTTTAATTTTAAAATTTTAAATTTTTCCCATCAAAAAGGCAAAGAAAATAACTATTTTTTCCCATTAAAGCACAAATTTTTATGGCTTTAATGGCTAAAACACTACAGAAGAACATAACACTAGCGTTACACTAATGTTTATGTTTTAGGTTTAATACCCTCAAACAGGGTGGTGTCAATAGTTTTTGGGAAAATATATTTTTTTAGGCTATTGACAAGAAAATATTTTTGTGGTTCCCTATCTCTTTAGAGAATAACTGATCGTAGGGTAGAGTTGTCCGACAAGTAGCGGCATAAGCTCAACGAGGATATAAATGAAACGATTAGTTCAGACAAACTCTGTAAAGAAAAACAACTAAACATTCTTTAAATTTTTTGTGCGAACGTCAGTGAAGCATAAACAAAAAATTGACTACATATACATTGAAGAAAGACTCACAGAGCTCCAATGAATGAAGATCGAAGATTGAACGAAAAACCAGGATTAGGAACGTAGTGATGAAGACGGTTTTGAGCGAAAATCAAAGATCAAGTTCATTTAGCGGAAGGACAACTCCTAAGTAGAGGTAATTCTATTTATCTGGTTAAGGTGTTAACTCCAACTTAAGGTTCAAGTTCCGTTGTTAACTCCAATGTTGAGAAAAACTTAAATGAGAAAAACAATCAATAGAGTAATTCTCCTGTAAATATAGTAATCTTTTAATTATTAAATCGCGCGCGATACGTTGATAGCGTACATACGCGTACACGTGCGTAGAGCCACGGGACTTCCAGCGTGTTTTCGTTCGTCCAATAATATTTTTGAAATAATATTTTTTAAAATATATCCAATGTTTGGTTATTGGTTTTGCTTTAAACCAATGTTTTTAAAACGTTTTTTAAGCATGTTTTCTTTAGCATTTCGATTTGATGGGTAGTTGTACTAGTCCAAGGTGAGAAAGGCTCCTTAAAGCGGCTCCTAATTAATTTTGGAGCACCTTTTTCATCTAACTGTCGCCCAACCATTCCTAGAATGCTTCCTAGGTAGTAGAACTGAAAGTTGATGCACACCTGATTTTTCAGGACTCTCACGTCAATACCACCCACATCTGTTAGTTTTTTGATTTCCTTGGGAGGAACGGGATATGCCAACAATGAAGCAACATCACGTATGATTTTTCCTTCTTCAATGAGCTGTAGCTGGCTAATTTCAATAGGGTGAGTAAAGATAAATATTCCTTCCTTTTGTAGGGAAACCACCTTTTTGTAGGTGTTTTCATGGACGACGTAGGTTTTCCTGTTAGTATTTCGATCCCGACCATAGCTAACCAAGGCACATACAGTGCCATCTAGATAGAGATTTTCCGTTATTATCTGCTGGATAATGTTTTGAATATTGCGATATGATGGTTGATCTTCTTCTTTTAGGCCAGCAACGGTGTTAATCAGTGCTGTGACCAAGTAGAACTGCTCACTATCAGTACTTACACTGAACTTTTCCTCTGACTCTTTTAAAATGTAATTTGCCATACTTGAAGCTTGGGTCATTAATGTCTCCATCAAGATGAGATTGAACGTATGTTTTGATGTTATACCTTTTCAGTGCGTTATAGAACGAAGCCCTAGTGATTCCTAGCTTTTCAGTAATGGCTGCCACTGTTGTTTTTCTGTCTAAATATTGCTGATAGTACTTTTTAATGGTTTTTTTGTCCAAAACAGCCTTTCTGCCTAAGGATGATCGTTGTTTTTTTGTCAAATTCGCTAGCCGTTCTTCTGACCTCATTTTGGCGAAATATCTTTCCAGCTCAGCAAAGAAAGCCATGAATTTAATCATTAAATCACCCATTGCAGTTCCGCTATCTAGGTTGAAATCTAAGGCCTTGATGCTTGCTCCTTTGTTGTTAATTTGCTCAATGGTTCTTAAGGTGGTGACCAGATTACGTCCTAATCGATCTAAGTGGGCAACCACCACCACATCGCCTTTTTGTAGGACAGATATCAACTTTCCTAGTTCAACCTTCTTATCTTTCGCTCCTGAGATCTTCTCATAGAAAATTTGCTTGCATCCAGCCTTGTTTAGTAAACGGATTTGGGTTGTTAGGTTTTGTTTTTGTTTTGAAACTCGAGCATAGCCATATAGAACTGGTTGGCGTGCTGTTGGTGTGTCAAGCTGTGACATATATTCCTTTTAAGCATGTTTTTAGAATGTTTTTAGAGTAGAACTAAATATCTAGGTAGTTTTATACTAGTTTAGGCATTATCGTGCTTAAAACAGTACTTAAACTAAATCTTTTTTTAATTAAACATGCTGATAGTATAACATTTTCAGTACTTTCAGGCAAAAACTATGTTGTTTTTTTAGGGATTTTGACCTATTTTTTTTCATGAAAAATCACATTTAATGTCAAAGAATGTTTTTTCTCTAATATCAATGTAAAAAAAATCAAAAAACCATGTATTTTTGCCTTATTTGACACGGCTGTCCCTCCGTCAAAAAAACGATCGCTTTTTTTTACACAGAATTTGGAAAAGATTTTACCAAATTTGGCTTGGTTGATGAGTGGTATTTTCACCCCCTTAAAAAACAGCTCGCTCCTAATGGTGTCCCCCACCCACAGTGCTTGCTCTATCTATTCGAAAAAGAAACCAATATCTTCTCTGTCCAGCCACGAACAAAATCATCCACTTCAGGAGAAAGCCCAACCGACCGGTGAAGCCTAACACCAGCGGCATCGACAAGTGTCATCACTAACCGTTTTCTATGAACCATCACACTAAGAATCCGAACGGGAGCTATATAACTATATTTTTCTATCGGCATTTTCTGGAAAAGTTTTACTTGATTGGCGACCACGATAATCCTCAAAAAAAAACCTTTAACATAATTTATTGTAATTAATTTTTACGAAATTAGATAGAAAATAGAAAAAAAGAAGCATTTTTTTCATTTTTTGTTAGGATGAGTATTTATTAAAAAACAGGGAAAAATGTACAAGTTCTCAGAAGAAGCCTTAATTAGAGCACTATTCAACGACCAAGCAAAGGTTGTTTTTTTTAAGGACAGCTTTCCCGAATATGTCTTCACTGACCCTCTGTGCCAGCACATCTACACCAAACTTGTTGACGAGGCTAGAAACAAAAAACAAGTTAAATTAACTGATCTTGAGTACTCACTGCCCTTCGACTTTCAATCAGAGAAGAGGGAATTCTTAATAGAAAAATGCAGGTTTTTAACAAAAAAAAATAGTTTTGATCTTGTAACTTTTGAAGAATTATGTCATACTATTGTATTGCGACTTACAGAGGTACATATGAAAAACTATAGTGAGGATATTCGCGACAAGTTTAACTTTGATAGAAACCATCAACCAACACCATTATCAATTGATGATGCCGCTAGAAAAAGCCTCAAGCGTTTCACTGCCACCGTAAAACAATTGGATTATTTTTCCAGCTTCATCTTCAGTAAAAAGCCCAATTTGTATACTTCGGAGGGGCTCGACGAAATAAGGGAGGCTCTAAATGAAAATCATTGTATCTCAACCAAACTACATAATTTGGATCGGACAATTAATGGGTTGAGACTAGGAAAACTAGTCACCCTAGGAGCACGCACTTCAATGGGAAAAACTAGTCTGGCTCTAAAAATAATGAATAATTTATCTAAAGAGTTGCATATTAAAAATTGTAAAAAGAATTCCACTACATCAGTGGCATACCTCTCTTATGAGATGCACTCTGAGGAGCTGCAAGGGAGAGTACTGTCTTTTGAAAGTAAGGTGCCTGTACATAGGATTTTTTCCCCAGATTGCACTACTTGTGATATGATTGAAATAGAAAATGCCCAAAAGGTTTTGTGTGAGTTACCGCAGCATATTAAATTCTTAGAGGACAGGACTCTTGACCACCTAGTAGCCGAAATTGAAGACCTACAAGAAAAACATAATTGCAAGTATTTTTTTGTTGATCATATCCATCTACTATCTCTTACAGGCGATATATCTAACTATAGGGTGCACGAGATGTCTGTTATTAGCGGTAGGCTAAAAACACTGACATTAAAAAATAATATTACAATTGTTTGCTTAGCACAATTGTCAAGGCCAGCAAAGTCTAATACAGCCAGCTTTGCAGAAGAAGAACTGCGTGGTCCATCAATGAATGATATCCGCGATTCTGGTTCCATTGAGCAGGATTCAGATATTGTTTTAATGCTCCACAGACCAGAAAGATTCATTTTAAAAAGAAGGCCTAAGGAAGATAGTTCATCTTTCTCAAAGTGGCAAGAAGAATACAGCAGAAGCCGTGGACTTGCTAAGCTGTATGTGGAAAAAAACAGAAATGGGTCTTGTGGAGAGGTTAATCTGTTTTTTAACCACGAAACAACTGATTTTACTGATCTGGCAGGATATGATCATACCATATTCTAACTTAATGTTCCACGTGGAACATTGAGGAGTATTCACAGGTAATCTGTCTTAAACATCTCAACAATGCCATTATTTGTGCTATTATAATTACGTTTTTTCGCACTAGCCAAAGCTACTTTTTCTTTTTTTCTGTATATTGTCAAGGACATAATTGGCAAGCTCTCTAAAGCCCGAGCTGGTTTCTAGATCACCAACCAATCCTAAAAAAATCTCTTTATCATTTGATGGTATATTAAATGTTTTTAATAGAATTTTCAGATTTTCAAAACTTAACAAGATGTTTGTATCGGTTGTAATATTTGTTGCTGGTATAATTTCACAGTCTGGAAATATTCTAACCACCTCTTTCAAAACCTCACCACAAGCATCAATATTCATGCTATTTACTGGCAAATAAATTATTGAACATTTAATGTGTTCTTGCCCGTCAGGATTAATGCACAGCCCACTTGTTTCCTGCTCTAGTTTTAAAAATGAACAAGCAACTGACTTGCTAATTAACAATGCAATCTTCTTGTCACATTTTTTTAATGATTTCATATAAGAGAACAATGAGCTATTAATTAGAAAGCTATTTTTGAGGGCAAGTAAAGCATGAGCACCCTTTAATCTGCCAGTTTGGTAGTAAGAGGCTCGCTGAGCATTTGGTCTAATCATTCTAGCTATTGGTGTTAAGACGGACATTACACAACCACACGTGGTGTATCGTCGTCAAGGAGATCTTGCAAAACCAATAATGATTTGTATATTGTCACAGGGTTAAATCTTGGGTCATTGTTTGGTGCTACAACTATTAGTATTAACCTAATTTTCTGGCTGAACCACTCCCAAAACAATGCACCTAGCTTTGTTTTACTGAAGTAAGTCACTTTTTTTTCCAGTTTTTTAGGCTTCATATGTTCTACGTGGAACACTGCGAACTGCGTTTTCAAAAAAATAAAATCTTCTCTAGGCGTTAATGTCATTAAATGAGGTAAGATTTCATGAAAATCGTTTTTAACACTAGCTCTCATGGCCAAAAAATCCTCCAGATAAAAAATATCTTCTGGACTGCTAGCTTTTTTTCGACAATCTTCTGCTGTGGAAAAAATTTCAATAAAATCAGTTGGTAATATTAGATTAGTCATTTTCGCTCCTTAATGGTAATGAATGTTCCACAATTATTGTTGCTCTTGAACTGCCGCTTCTTCTGCCGCTGGCTCTCCTAAGGCTTGTTGTTGCTGCAGCAGTATATTCATGGCTTCTGCATATTCTTGGTTAGTTAATACGGTACCATTAGGTAAAACATCACGAGCAATCCGCTGCATTATGCCTACACCATTGGACATTAATCCTATTGTAGGATTGTCTGGTTTTAGAACGGCATATGCTTCGGCTAGTACACGAAGATTCTGAATATCAGCGTTCAGCAGATCAGCAGTATGTTGTCCAATGTATCTAATAGTACTATTTTTAATGATATCTTTTTCCACGGAATCTTTCGGCATCCGGTCAATGAATGTCTCTAAGATTGGAGTCAAAAACCAGTCGTGAAATGATGTTTTTAAATTAGCTAATGAATTTGTTGAAGTTGTTGCTATCTGATTAGCCTCAGCAGCAGTAGTTTGACCAACTCCTGTGAATGAAGCATTCTCGGGAAAATAAGCTTGACGAACTCTGCCTACCCAATACTCAACAAAAGATGCAGCAGAGCCACCACGAGCCGGAATCATCGACCGAATAGGCTCTCCACTGTTTGTATTGTATTGGTTAAAGGTATGAATTGAGCCCGGTGCAATTGAGAGTTTCCTTTTTCTTAACAGGTCCTGTCTAACCAGCATTGCAGGACGGAGCTCCTCCTCTTGAGCGTAGACCGCAGAAAAGGACATCTTCTGCAAGTTGATGGCAGCATTAACAGCGACAATCCCAGAGCCAGTAGCAATACCATCTTCTGTTTCAAACGACATTGGCTTGAATTCATGTATTAATGGTTGTGAAGCAAAAAAATCTTTACCGATTTCGTATCTTTTGCCATTTTTCCCTTCTTGTAAGGAAACCATAAAATATTTTTTCGAGCTATTAATGCCTAGCTTTTTTTTGTATTTGTCACCGGAGCCAATAATATGCAAGATATATTTTTGTTTTTCATCAGACCATCTCTCTAGAACGAAAAGATCATCGTGATCGCCATCATGCTTGAAAACCCTTAATGGGTGAGGGGAGAAGTATTTTCCGTCAATATCAACGAGATATCCTACACCATAGTCAATACCATCTTTTAATGCTTTCTTAATGGCTCTATTCAGCTTCTTATCCGCACTAATGGCCTTCTGAACTTTATATTCAAATGTTGTAATATCTGGTGTTCCAGCGTGATAGCCGTCATCTAGATTAATGTAGACATTCCTGCCTTCACGACCCCATAAATACTGGTAGGCATTAACCGTAGCCACATTAGAGATGACAGCCACTGTATTATCTGTCCAATTGCAGTACGAATTGGCAACATTGCCTAAATATGAACTTAAATGCAAAATATCACTACTAACAGTATTGATGAATCTACTTCTGATATTGAATAAACAATCGTTATTAGTAGACAGCAGCGAATACAGCATCCAACCTTTATTGTAAAATTGATACGAATAGCTAACACACTTTAGTAAATAATCAATGAATTCATACTCCATAATATACCTCAGATTGGTCTAAATAATTGTCCTTAACTCCTTGTGCCCAGTCCATCTCCACTCCATCTAAAAATGTTAAGAAAAATGCATCTGCCATGTCCATGGAAAGATCTACTTTCTTTTTAGCATCGGTCTTGCCAATCAGTTTGATTTTTCCGCTAGCATCAGCAAAAGATAATGATGTTAGTGCATTGAGAAATTGATAGTTTTTTGGGATGCTGACTAGTTCATTATTGAACCATTCGGATGACTTTTTGGCCAGCTCAGACATTTTATCAGCATATTCACTTTTCAGGAAGGCCTCTGCATGAGCACGCACACCATAGACACGAACATTACTAGTCTCAGGCAAAGTCCTATGCAGCTCCTCATAAAGCCCAAAACCCACACCATTAGCATCAACAACAACAATAGTTGGCTTGATTTCTTGGAGTAGTTCTAGTAGTTTAATGCGAAATTCTGTATAATGGCAACGATACTCACGAAGAACCCGAACAGCAGTGCCTTCACGCACACATATTGCTGATGCAGATCCATTATTAGCACTGATCGAGACATCAATGCCCATGATTACGGGGTGATGAATGAATTCTTCACGAACTTCCCGCTCCATTGCCTCAGAAATTGCTGTGATGTCAAATGGATTACAGGTGTTTTTTTTGGGAAACTGCCCTAAGACACTGGCAATATATCGAGGATGTGTTTTGCCGTAATGCTCCTCAATATATCGTGCCCGAGCATCATTGCGGTATTTCAGTGGTAGCTCTAACAAACTTACGCATCTGGTCAGCCACAGGCTATCCTTTTTGTGCAGTGATTTGTTAAACAGCCGAGCAAAATAGTTGTTGTTGTCATGGCTGGGATTTCCTGTGCAAAAACACAGCACCTGTCCCTGTGTCCACATATTCTCTAAGGCTTGCCATACATGATCATTAAAGTAAGTGGATTCATCAAAAGAAAACGTCATCATTGGATGGTGCAGCCCAGACAAAGCCGCCTCTGTGGATGATTGAAGTAAATAGGTGACATCCCACATGTCGTTGGTCCGAACTTCTGGTTTGTCAGCTACTGCCGGTGAGTAATAGTAGGCAGATGATTCCAATGCAGCAATGCAGCTAAGTAGTTTGCTAATTCTGCGAACTAACATGGTGAATCCAGTTCTTTTAGTCTGTCTCTCAGAGTTTGTTAAGATGAACTGCCGAGAGCCGGGGTGGCAACAAAACCTCCAAATATTAAGAGCTTTAGATAGTTTTGTTTTTCCTGTTCCGTTACCACCAGAAACAGCAATGGCACAGACAAAATGTTTTTCATCGCTGTTTTTCCGGAAAAATTTAGCAATATAGTCAACAATTTCCAATTGCCAGTCAAATAAAGGCATTTTCAATTCATTTTCAATGAACCCTTGTGGATCCAAGGCATACTTCCCTACAAAATAGGCAACTTGGGTGTTACCATGTAGTTCAGTTTGTGTGAATTTTAGGCATCTGCGTTCGAGTAGACTAAGCTTTCTCATTTAATGACTGTTTTTTCTTGTCTTAATACAAACGGTAATGTAATGATTATGCCCTGACAAGCTATTTCTCTGTTAATGAAAAAATTTAATAACAAAAGAACACGTGGGTATGACTCCCGAGCTGAATATCGAAGAGCTATTTTTCTAAGAACTCTTCAGCAATCACGCACAATATCAAAATTAGAACAGCAGAAAAAGTTTAATCTAGTTGTTAATGGGCAACACATCTGTGCATATATTGCTGATTTTGTTTATGTTGACTCTAATGGAAGTACTGTTGTTGAGGATGTCAAGGGCATTGTTACAGATGTGTATCGACTAAAGAAAAAACTCATGCATGCTTGTCATGGTATTAATATTAATGAAGTTCGTTGTGATGAGGTGACGAAACAATTGACTCAACCGAAAACAACAAACAATACTAAATTAGTTAAATAG